TGGTAAAGTTATACTTTACAACAGAGGTGATGGTGATGGTCGTCTCAATGGATGTAAAGTTCAAATAATTGGAACTGATGGAACTACAATTGTCAAACAAACGCCGACCATAAGTGGGGCAAAATACAAACATGTTTATGATTTTTCAGCAACAAGCCCTTCGTGGCAAATAACCTCCTAAGTCACTCTCTTTTAAGTATAAATCATATAAAGACGACAGGGCCTATATAAAAGAGTAAAATGTATTCGGCAATCGCCAACAACAGCTTTTCATACCTTCTGACTCTTGATGAGTTCAGGAAGGGATTCCCTGATGAGACGAGACCCTCATGGATAAAGATTACAACGATCACTATGGTTTCAAGCTTTATCCAACAGATTGATATTAAAAGGCTTCGTACAGTTTTTGAGAATTTGGAGACGTTCAAGTTGAAGCGATCCGGATCCAAGGGAGATGGTGGCTTCGAGTGGAAGTTGAAGCCTACCACCTTTTACAACCAGGTCACCCTCACGTACCACGACTCTTACAGCACCAAGTCTGTCAAGGTGTTCCCCAACGGGTCCATCCAAGTGGCTGGCTGCTGCGATCTCTTTGACTGTAAGAGGATCATCACCCAACTGACCTACATCTTCAAAACTTTTCTGGAAATGGAGAACCAGGTCCCCATTGACTCTTTCCGAGTTGTTATGATCAACTCCAATTTCAGCCTCAACTACAACATCAATCTCATGAAGGTGGCTCAACATTTTGAGAATCACCCAGACATCTTTAAGGTTTCCTTCGAGCCGGACAGATACAGTGCCGTGAAGATCAAGTTCCAACCGGCCCAAGATATGAAGGAGATTACCACGAGTATCTTCTCAACTGGTAAGATCATCATTACCGGAGCCGAGACCCTCAAAGAGATTGCTTTTGGATATAACATCATCAATCAACACATTAACGAGGAGCCCCAAATTAGGGTCTCTCCCACGGAAGAGAAGGATGTATTTGATGTGTTCCTGGGGCACAAATGTGAACCGATGATTGAACATCTCAGGGAGAAGGGATTTCAATCTTGGATTCAAACGATCACGAATAGACAAATTAATTTCTAACGATACATTAATACAAAATGTCGCAGCGACTTGGAATGGCCGACGGACGGTGTTTCACCATCCACTCTTCAGCCCAGCTTACCAATAACTATCTCATGGAGCAGAACGGTATCAGCTTCGAGGACAACTACTCTTTCCGCCAGGCTCTCCAAAAGCAGGGTCCCGAATTTGTCAACAAACTTCAAGAGCAGTCCCGCGAGAAGTGTGACCCATGCAACACATACACCAACATGTCTAAGACGTACTAGGTGTGGTAAATTGTAATAAAAACTTTAGAATCGTACTTTAGAATGTCACAATGTGCCATATGTCTCAATGAGGTGAGGTCAACGAGAACCAATCCACCTATCCGTTGTGGACATATGTTTCATTCCCACTGTATACAGGAGTGGAAAGATAAAGGTAAGAATACCTGCCCGGTTTGTAGAAAAGTTTTCGACGTTTCGCAATTCAAGGTTACATTGACAGTTCAGAACAATTACACAGCACAGTCCAATACTGTGTCATTGCAGAGTGAAGCTATTTTCAACATAATGGATATTTTTGACATGTCTTTTGACGTTGATAATACAGTAGATTTAGACAGTCTTTTTGCGGACCTTGGGATGAGTCTTTCCGACCTTGATGCCCTTGTCCTTGACACAGAATGAGCTACAATACTTCTCGTAGTTTAGACCAGGGTAGTTCCTATCAGCCTTCCGTGGATCCCTGATAGACTTACCAGATGCATCAGTCAGAAGTGGCCCAGTGGCCCAACCCCTCTTGTGACTGAATACATTGGCTCTGAAGGCGAGACGCTTGTTGGGAGCGAACCTACCAGCCCGCTTCACCCTAGAGAGTGGAATCTTGAAGAACTTGGCTACAGACTCTTGGGTGTCTCCAGGTTTCACGCGATACTCCACGACATTGTGTTGCACGTAGAAGTGAAAGTCTCCTTGACGAATATAGTTTGTAGGTCTTCCAGGGCAGACGAACATCATGACTTTGTAGTATCCCTTTTTACACTTCTCATTCGCTTTGGCACGATAGATCTTCGTTGGGTTATCGGAAATAACGCGCTTTGGGAGTCCGGTGCAGTGAGTATAGTTGTGGTTTCCATTAGAAAGTCCAGACCGATCACCTGGAATAGATTTTTGCCACCTATAGGCCTCATAGTCACCAACGGCGTAGGCGTAACAGTTGTTATTACCTATACCAGTAGCGGTACCCCAACGCTTATTGGTAAACTTCCTTTCCGAACCACTCAAAGGTAGGTTCTTCATTTACATTCTGTGTAGAAAAAAATATCCGTATCTAATAAATGTTTAAGGAAATTGTTAAGACTGAAAATAAGTCTGATATGCTCACCGAGCTTCTCATCTTTGTTCTCAACGTGCTCATCGCGACCTTCGTTCTCCGATTCGCGTGGAACCGTTCCCTCGTGCCCCACGTGACCGTCCTCAAGCCCCTCAAGTCTATGCTCGATGCTTTCATCCTTGCCCTTTCGCTGAACGTTGTGCGGGGTCTTTAAATCTCACTGTAACCAACAGTCTTTTCACCACTGGGGTGAACGATGGTTGGGAAGGCTTCCATGCCTGAACAACCCCCCTTCTCACAGTCAACAAACTTGAATGGCTTTCCATTCTTTTCCATATACTCCAACTGCTTACGAGTCCATCCACAACCCATAGTCCCGTAAACAGTCCACTCCTCACCGTTGGACATGGTCGCTTTGACACCAGGTTTACCAGTCTGAGAGAGAATGTAAATATTAACGAGGATGAGAAGAGCTAGAAGCCACATAGTTTTATTATGTGTAAATATTATAAAATGTCGTCTACTGTACTGTCTATGGGAAACAAAAATGTCACGCTCAAGTACACCAGGAAAATGCCCCGTGGTGAAGTTGAACGGATGAAATCATTCGTCACTAAGAATGGTGAGAAACTCATCAAGACCTCGAAGTTTAAGATACTCTCTGAAGTTGACGAGGGTACGAAGAGGGTTTTTAAGATCGTACTTTGAGTTTCTTCATGAGGCTAGCGAGTGTCTCATCATTATTTTTGGCAGCACGAGCAGCTCTGTTCTTAGCCAGAGCCTTTTCATACCAACCCTTAGTCTTGTACACGCGCTCTTTACCCTTGATGTTGGTAAACTTGTAGACAGGTGTGACCGTCTTCACCTTGGGTGTCTTAATCTTCTGTTCAATCTCTCTAACCTGAGATTTAACAGATGGTTTCCTTTTGGCTACTATACCGGGTCTTCTAATGGGAGCTTTCTTCTTTTCAGCAGCCTCTGTGAGTATTCTCTTAGCTCTCTCAATCGCGGTCTCACCCGGGACAACCTTGGGCTTTGGAACAACTACTGCACGTGGAACAAAGTTCTTTTTAGTCTTGGTGACAGCATTTAGAATCTTCTTAGCAACATCCTCCTTCTTACCAGTTAAAAAGGGATGACTCAAAATGGATTCAAATGTGGGCAACTCTTTGTGCTTCACGAGACGAAGACGCATCGTTGATACATAAGGACTTTGTCTCACGAGGTAATCATCTGGATACTTGAATAAATCCCTAATAAATTCTCGGATTATTTTACTATGAGTGTAAGTCTGAACAATGTTGAGGAAATAATGTGCGTCATACATTGGATGAGATTTACGAGAAATACCAGACGTTAAGAAGTCACCACTATTTACACTTGGATTCTTAATACCTTTCATAACCGCCAAACCAAAATCAATCATGATTGGTTTGCCATTCTTGGTAATCATAACATTATTCCAATGAAGATCGTGGTGTCTGAAATTTGGATATTTTTCATGGATTTTGTACAAGTTGGAAATAACCCGACGAATTACAGACTTGTATTCGGAAATACCTGGATTATTTCTTATCCACTTCTCTAGAGGTATACCATCAATGTACTCAAAGTACAAAACATCCCTATTATCACATGTCTTAAAATGATACATACGGGGTACACCCATACCCTTCAACCTGTCAGCGATGCGATACTCCATCTTAGCACTTGGCTCAGATGTAAACTTTATGGCAACCTTTGTTTTACATTTATCATCAAGACATCCATAATATACCGCACCATATTCACCTTGTCCAAGTTTCAAAAGACGACCTTTCTCAATCATGGTTAGACTGTTCATCCGGGGAGCGTACATTTGAGATTTGGGATCACATCCTTTAGCACCCCTGAGTAATTTCTTAACTTCCACACCGACCGCGTTACGCTGTTCATTTGTTTTTGCGTTATTGGCAATGTTGACAATCGTAGACAACTTAACCATCCCTATTACAATCTAAGAAAAATTATCCTGATACCAAGCATAAACTTCATTATATTCTAGGCCAAACTCCTGTTCATTTTCAGCCATAATTGTTTCCGGATCTACGTGATACTTAAGATGTTCCAAGATCTCAATGTTTTGGCTATAAACTGCGCCGCGCATAGTGGGATACGCAAACACCTTCATAATATCATTCCACTTGGAAGGTCCTAGCGCAGTCTCACATGTATTCTTAAAAAGTTCAAACATTACGAGACCAAAGTCATGATTGTCATGCATGGCCATCCAAAAAGTCAAGAACTTCTCCGGATCACCTTCAGGATTACGAATCATCTCATTGGCGTGTTCAAGTAACATATATTCCCTTGAACGAAGAGAGACAAAGTCTGCGTCTTTCACACACTGTAAGATAGACATGTTTAATTGCAAAATACGAACATCATAACTAACTTAGGTTAGTAAGTTACTTATGGTGGTCATTTGACCGAATATTTTTGTTTTTTTTTCATTTACTCTTCGTCAACTTCTTCCTCCTCATCAACCTCAACGTCCTCCTCAGCGTCGTCAGTCTCGGGGAGATCAACACCCTGGAAGGCAAAGGATGGGAGCTTGGTGGACTGCTCTAAGAGAGTCTGCTGAAGGCGGATAGTCACACCAAACTTGTTGTCAATGAACCAGATAGAGCTGATATCAACGATGGCCATGCACTTCTGACCCTTCTCAATAGTGTCTAGAGTGACAGGCTCCTTGCGCACATTGTAAGCCTCAGGAACAAAGGAACCATCAGGCTTGGTGGCAATCTTGAGCTTGAGGGTAGAGGGATAGGGCTCCTTACCTAGTCGGACAATAGGCTTATAGAGCGCCTCACGGAGAACTGCGACGTTAAACTCCTTACCGAGCCACTCCTTAGAGTTCTCAGCGACAGTGTTGACGATAATCTCATCAAGTTCCTTGAGCTTGTCGTGAAGCTCCATAGCCTCAGTGTTATCGGTGTCAAAGGAGAGGTCAAGGGAGTAGGTCGTGCGACCAGTACCCTCATCGGTGAAGGCACTCAGACCATAAGGGGAGCGCATGAAGGGGAGCTGAACGTAGAGCTTTTTGTTGTCGCCGGCGTTGAGGTAGACGGTCTTACCGCCATTCTTGTTTTTACGAAGTTTCGAGAAGCCAACGGACTTGGCAGAGAAATCGGAGGATCGTTGGATAGTGAGCGACATTGTTGGTAGTGGGTTATATATATCTTAGGTGGCTTGACTTTAAGCCAGTTTTTTTTTGTTGGTATATTTCAAATATAATCATGGGTCTCTTTAAAGATTGTGGCTGTGGATGTAATGGTAAGAAGCAGGAGGAGAAGTTCATCACCTCGGTGATTTCTGGCCTAACCTTCTTCGTTATCGCTAACCCCGAAACGTTCCGACTCGTCAGGCGAGTCCTCGGTCCTGGTATCGCGACCCCAACAGGTTGCCCCTCTACCACGGGCCTTCTCGTGCATTCCGTTGTATTCATCCTAGTTGTTTGGGCTATGATGAACGTCAAGAAGGATATGCCAAAGCTTCCCCAAATTAAAGACAAGGTGAAGAAGGAGGAAAAGAAGGTCTCACCCCCAACTAGACAGGCTGATGTTGTCATGAAGCCTGGTATGATGGAAGGACCTTTTGTTGATACTGGTCTTCAACTCGGTTCTATGGACTTGGGTCAACCTATGTAAATATTCAAATAAACGCTTATATAATTTACAAAAAAGTTATGTCATTTCTTGTAAATTAATGTGTGATATATTTCAGTTAAATTAAGGGCACGAAAAGTCTCTACCTTCACCTGCTCCGGATCTACCCCAGTGTTGACCAAGTTTGTAAAGTGTTTTGTCTGTGCCGCGTGCTGCATAATCAGTTCCAAAAGCATTCTGTAAATCCGAGTATCTCTCACCATAACACTGAAGTTCCTTGACACTCAATCCACACGCGAAATCCCTATTTTCGGCCATCCCGGTTTCGTAGTAGTGCTTTCTGGCCTTCTGGAGATCGGTACCAGCGTACGTTTTAGCGTCTGGGTAACGGTCAATGTAGCATTGGGCTTCATCGTCTGAGAGAGTACAGGAGTTTGAACGGGTTTCTGGACCGTTTACAGTCCCGTTTGTGTAATGATTCCCCAATGCATCACCATCAGTGCCCATCGCCGCACGAAGATCCCAATACCTCGCACCATAGCACTCATTCAGGGAAGCCTGATCGGTTGGGACGGTGAATGAGTTACCTCCACCTGTGGGACCTGTTGGGCCTGTTGGGCCTGTGGCAGCCTCTGATGGTATCAAAAAGAATGCACCCACGGAGGATGATGAACAACACATAAGTAAAACTAAGACTGCGATCACTTTAGGATCCATTATTTAATATTTGTCAACATTAAAATTCTTCGTCAAATCCAATTTCGTATGAAGTGTCATCCATCTTACCATAGTCACCCACCCTCTTCTCGAAAAAGTTTGTCTTACCATCTAGACTGATATTCTCCATGAAATCAAAAGGATTCTTGGAGTTCCAGATTGGTGGCTGACCAATCTGTTTGAGAAGACGGTCCGAAACATACTCAATATATTCAGACATCTTCTCGGAGTTCATACCGATGAGAGCACATGGAAGGGCATCTAGGATGAATCCCTTCTCAATCTCTACAGCCTCCTTCACAATAGAATGGATAGTCTCCGTTTTTGGTTTATTTCTCATGAGCTTGAAAAGTTCCACAGCAAACTCCTGGTGGAGACCTTCATCCCTAGAGATGAGTTCATTAGAGAAGCAGAGACCAGGCATGAGACCTCTCTTCTTCAACCAGTAGATCGCACAGAATGAACCACTGAAGAAGATACCCTCAACACATGCAAACGCGAAGAGGCGTTCAGCAAATGGACGAGACTTATCAAACCACTTCATGGCCCATTGAGCTTTCTTTTCGATGCATGGTACGGTTTGAATGGCATCGAAGAGTTGCTTCTTCTCAGTGGGATCCTTGATGTATTTGTCAATCAACTTGGAATACGTCTCACCGTGAACCATCTCGTTATGGCACTGATACGCATAGAATGAGCGAGCCTCCGAGATTTGTACCTCATCAGCAAAATTGTTATTGATATTCTCAAAAACAATTCCATCGGATCCAGCAAAGAATGCCAGGATATACTTTATAAACTTCTGTTCATTATCGTTGAGTGTTTTCCAGTCGTCCATATCCTTGGAGAGATCCACCTCCTCAGCAGTCCAGTTGGACATTTGAGCCTTTTTATAAAGCTCCCAAAGTTCTGGATACTTCAGGGGGAATACGGTAAATCTGTTTAGGGTAGAGGCGAGAATTGGTTCGTATTCATCTTGTATGTAGTCTTGAAAATCAAAGTATGTTCCGATGTGATTTCCGTCGATAAATATTTGAGGGTAAGTTGTCACTGATCCACCACACAACTTCTTGAGTTCCTCTTTGTCCACCATAATTTTTTCATGGTCAAGACTCTCTGACTCGCATAGGTCTTTTGCGTGGTCGCAATACTGACAGCCTTCCTTCGAATAAATAACAACTTTCATCTGTGATATTATCCTTGATAATTTTTTGCCTGAAAACTCTAAGCATGATTGTGCCCTCTGAGATAATTCAAGATGATATAGTGAAACTATTAGTAAACGAAGATGACATGGAAGATGAGATGTTCGCCGTCGTTGGAATGAACACTGGCCTGACCCTTGGAGTCAAATACCTGAACCCCACTGAACTCATTTATAAGTCGGCGTGTGTATACCAATTAGAAGACGGCGACCTAAATCCCGCACCCTACGAGAGTTTAATGGAACACCACCCAAGTGGAACAACTTTCGAAGATTTGGAAATGAAGTCCCTCGGTAACGGGATGTTTGCGTACCTCTCTGAGATTGATATCGAAGACTCCGATTCGGAGATCTATGACGACAACGAGACAGACTCTGAGATGGAAGACTTCATTGTCCCTGATGACGAAATTGACGGTCAGGTCATCCCACCACCTAACCATGCTTCTATTGACAAAGAATGGAATGAATGGAAGCCAACTTCTCCAGGAGCGAGAAGTTTTAAGGAACGTGTTGATGCGATTGAAGCAATGGCCAAAATGCAAGCGGATAACCTAAGTTTCAACGCGTAATTCTAAAAACTAAAAAAGATAGCCCTCATTTATATCAAGATGCTGGCAGCTATCTGGTCTGAATTAGACCAATTATTACCCAAAAAACCTGAAGAAAAGCCAGTGAATAGAAATTTTTGTCGTGAATGTTCGGGTGTGAAGATTATTTCACCTGAGGGTCTCCCAACGTGTTCAGAGTGTGGTCTCGTTGAAGACAACTTTGTGGATGATACCGCGGAGTGGACAAGTGGTGTCACCGATGACGGTCGTGTAAACGATCCCTCTCGGTGTGGGAATCCTAATGCGAATCCAGAATTGTTTTCACAAAATTGGGGAAAGGGTACGATTATTTCAACCCAACGTTCATCAACCTACGAGAATAAGCGAATGGCAAAAATAAACTTTCACATGTCAATGAATCATAAAGACAGGTCTCTATTCCACGCATATCGCGATATAGATGAAGCCTGTCATACTCTACCAGACACAGTCCTTAAGGATGCTAAGATGATGTACAGAAAGTTCAACGAGGGAAAGTTGACTCGTGGAGCTGTGCGACTTGGAATAAAAGCGAACTGCGTTTTATACGCGTGTCGTCTTGCACAGGTTTCTAGAACAACAAAAGAAATTTCGGATATGTTTGGGATACAACCCAAGGATATTAGTCGTACGACTCAAATATTCAAAGATACCATCATGGGTATCACAGAGAAGAACTATGTGACGAAGGCCCATGATGTGATGCAAAGGCTTCTCAATTCTTTCGAGATCACGAGGGATCAGAGATTGAGGTGTAACAAAATGTGTAACGCGACGGATGATTGCGTGGAGTTGATGAGTAAGACACCCAATAGTATTGCATCTGCAATTATCTATATTGTCCTCAGTCCCGGTGTCACAAAGGCGCAGGTGTGTGAGAAATGTTCAGTGTCTGTACCGACATTGAATAAGATAGAAAATATAGTCAAAAAACACTTAGAGGTTAAAGGTCTTTCATAGTAAACGATGACGAGATTGTTCCTTTCCACACCATGTTACGGTGGCCTCTGTTTAGAGAAGTATATGTCTAGTATTATCAAGCTTCAACTGCTACTTGTAAAAGAAGGAATTCAACTTTACCTCGATACTACCGAAAATGAATCACTCGTACATCGTGCCCGGAATGTAGCCGTAGGTCGTTTTATGCAAAAGACGGATTGCGAGTACTTCATGTTTATTGACGCTGACGTTGACTTTGAAGCAGAATCTGTAGTGCGTCTTATCAAGTCTGGTCATGATATTAGTGTCGCGTGTTATCCCAAGAAGGTTGTGATGTGGGATCAAGCTGCCAAGGCTGTAGAAGGTGGTGATGATCGTAATATGGCGATGCTCTCGTCCAGTCTCGTGGTGAACTTTGGTGCACAAAGGATTGCTGTGGAGAATGGTTTCATTCCAATTCTAGATGGACCTACAGGATTCATGTGTATCAAGAGGGATGTTTTCAAGAAGTTGGAAGATGAGTTCCCGGAGTTGTGGTGTAAGAATGATCACCAGAACAGAGACTTTGATGACTACCACGCATGCTTTGACTGTATGATTGATCCCGCGTCAAAGAGATATCTCTCCGAGGATTACGCCTTCTGTCGTCGCTGGCAGCAGTGTGAGGGTAAGATCTACGCAGATATCAATACAACCCTTGGTCACGTCGGGAATCTACCCTTCAGTGGTTGCCTCAATGAAAGGCTTAAGGCTTAGCCACAAATTATCTGTAATATGAAGTTTTGTACACTTATCGTGACTCGTTCAAAATCATGTTCTGTCAAAACACTTCACACAATTCTTAAGATGAACATCCACTGTATTCAACAAAATGTTCAAAATGAGATTTTGTATGTAAATGATGACCCTTTTGAAAAGGCTGAAATGATCAAGAGATGTATATCTAGATGTGATCGGCTCTTTTTCATTGATTTTGGAATCAACGTGGATGAAGATTCAATCAAAGAACTCTTCAAACCCCATGATGGTGTGGGAGTCCTCGTCTTTCCAGGTGTGAAAGATGGGATTGATTGGGGTCTCTTTAGACATAAGGTAAAGGAGGGATCCAAAGAACCCGTGTCGCAGATGGGTCTCAATTTTGATACAGAAGTTGGTCAGAAGGTCTCTAAAGATGTCTATAAGGTAAAGAAGACCGAAGCTCGTGCATGGGTTATGTTTTCTAAGAATACACTCAAAAAGTGTAAAAAGTTTACAGCTTCCAAAATGTTTGACACTTTGTTGGAACAGGATGTCAAGATATATGCATTTACAGCAGCTAAGTTGACGATGACGTATGCACATGAATGTGTAAGCAACATCTTGAGTGCTGCAGGAGTTAAAAGTAATTAAAGTTTAAAACGTTATAAAAAGTATGTCGTCACCACTTCGTGAACATGTTGTAAAATTCATTCATCATGTTTGGGGAAGCAAGGATTATTTTCCGGGTCCACAACCCATCTCAATTGAACGTAAACACTTTCCAATCCTGAAGGGTGGAGAATACGTCGTATGCGAAAAGACTGATGGTGAGAGATATATGATGGTCGCCTTCATGTATGAAGGTAAACCAAAGTGTTTATTTGTGAACCGAGCTTTTGACATGATTGAAGTGAAGATAAATCTCAATAAAAAGGCATACGAAGGAACAATCCTAGATGGAGAGTTGTATGAAAACACACTCATGGTATATGACTCGGTTTTGGTGAGTGGGGTGCTTGTAGCCCATCAAAACCTGGACGAGAGACTTGCAGCTGCTGAAGAGATGATGAAGTTTATCATCTATATGAAGTCTGATAAATATCGTCTGAAGATGAAAACCTTTCATATGATGAAAGACTTTGAGGTGTTCATGGATGAATATCTTCCCACGGTTCAACAAAAGATTGACGGTCTCGTGTTTACACCCCTCAATGAACCAATTCGCCTCGGGACTCATGAAACCATGTTTAAATGGAAACCTTTGGAAAAGAATACTGTGGACTTTCTCATGAAGAAGGAACCTACACGAGAAACACCTGGGTGTAAACCTGGCCCCCTAGCCTGGAGACTCTATGTTCAGGAAAAGGGGAAGCTCTATTTTGAGAGTGAGATTCCCCTTAACAGGATTTCGGATGAGCCATGGTTTGAGGATGGGGCCATCGTAGAATGTAGATACATGACATGGGAGGAACCAATGTGGTGGAAACCTCTAAAGAGGAGAAGGGACAAAACACACCCCAATAACCGTCGCACCTTCTATAGGACTATTGTCAACATTAAGGAGGATATTAAGATGAAGGAGTTTTTAGATTGTAGACCATGAAGTAGTGACCAGCCTCTTCGGGTAGGTCTTGTTGTGTAATATGATCATCGTTCGCGAAATACCATTTATTCCGTCTCTTTACAAACCCCACATAGTGGCCGTCATTTTGATGACCCACATGGACAGCGCTCGCTATGAGATTATATTCATATTTATCCATGAGTATATTCTCAATAATTTTGATGTGACTCTTCCTATCAAAGGAAATCATTAGGATTTGTGGAAGTTTTGAAAATAACTTTCGTGTCGTCGCCACATGGTGAACTTTACCTCCAGTATCTTCAAAATTTTCAATGACATCCCAGTCAGTACTTTTTTTCAATAATTCTTCCATATCTGTACCGTTGGAGGTGATCAGATGGACGCTGAAGTCCTCTTCATTTGTTGACTTACCACCGGGCCAAATCGTTTCTTGTACCTTTTTACCGTAGAACCACTGTTTGATCTCACACACTTCCCTCTCTAATATGTCTATGATACACAATATAGCTTCTTGAACATCGTGTTGTTCATCTGATTTGAACCGAGGAAACTCGTTTTGAAAAAGTTTTAAGAGTGCGTTGATATTAATATTTTCTTCACCCTTTGTCCAATACACTAGGACGAGGTCGCGATACATTTTAGTAAACGCACATTCACCATCGTATGGGTGCCTGATCAAATAGTTTGTGAGTATGGGGATATGGAGGAGACATTGGAGGGCTGTGTTGAAGTAACATGTATTCCCAATGTTTAAAAAACCTCTCATTACAATATTTGCACAAAAAACACTTAAGACAATGACGCGAATCTTAAAAGTAATAAAACATGCACGACATCTCAGTTATCGTTGAGAAACTCCTTCCTGTGTTTGATTCCTTCAAGGATGAAGAACACATTGAAGTGGAAATGCGTCTAGGAAAGTATAATGGCTCATTTTTTGACACCAATGTCGGAAAAGAAACGTTCGATAGGGTCCTCAGAGGTCTCAAAAAGTATCCCAGTTGGGAAAAGACAGAAAGTTCTGTCTCTGATATCTTCTATAACGACAAAGATTCTATCCGAATCACTTCTAATCAGGATACCGGTGAACAGAAGATGGTTCAAAAGATTAATGTCGTCAAGGATGACTTCTCCGGAACTCCAACTGACATGCGTTTCAGTGTGTCTCGTGAAATCCCAACTTGGGGTGAATACGAGATGGACCGTAAGAGGACAAAGACCCGCTACTCCTTTGTTCGTAAGAATCTCAGCATTGACATGACAATTTCTTCGGGTGACAATGCTGACATGGACTCTGAAGAGGAATCCTCGTATCAAATTGAGTTTGAGATTGTGGATCCCACTAAGGTCTCCTCTCGTGACGAGTTTTTCAACATCATCCACAAAGTTAATGATCTTTCCAAATTAATTCCTGTGTAATAAGTAAATGATTTACATTATCTTGGGTATCATAGCCTTCGTACTCATTTACGAAGCGAGAAGTAAAAGTGAAGAGGTTTCGGGTTCTAAGCATTTTCATTTAAGCCATGGAGCCTCTAGAGATATGTATCTCAAGATGAGTGGGGATGGAATGAATGAAAAGGGACTCAAAAGATTTGTATTGATGGAAGATCGCCTCCTCCAAATTGAGAAAATGTCTGTGTGCTCAGGACTCCCCAACATAGTTGAGGCTACAACGTTGTCAAACATGATTAAGGAAATATTCCCCAAATACAATTTCGCGTACCACACCGTGCACCTTAAGCAGATTGCTGAACCTCTCAAAATCGTGAACACGAGAGTAACATGTTAAATAGGTTCCATAAGAGCATCTTGTGTCTAGGACTCTCTATATCTTGGTAATTTTTTGTAATATACATGATGAGACCGTTGTCATCAGCTTCGTGAGTACCATATCTCTTTTCTAGGTCACACATCCCCTCTTTACTCCCCCTACCTTTTCTAATATAGTCCGCCACGACATATATGACTCCGTCTAAAAATTCTTCGATAGCCATGTCAATCCAAGAATTTTTAGGTGTACCCCACTCCCTCGTGTCAGAATCAACAATCACTCCATGACCATATCTCTTGAGACCAATCTCTAGACGTTCGTTCAGCTGTTCATCGATTGATTGCATTTTACAAATGTATGTGACTTATTCCTTAAGTTTACAATGTTTCTCTCTTAGCTTTTACTCTAGGGACCGCCTTGGGTGTAGCGTTCTTTGTATTCTTGGCATTGTTCAACCAGGTCTTCTTATACTTGGTTAACTGTGTCTTCGTAGGACTATGAATCATAATGTAGTTTGTGGCTCTAACCCTGTACGCGTTAACCATATTACGTGGAATACCCGAAACGTTGAGTGAGTTCATTATGTACTTCTTCTCAAGGTTACGCCCACGCTCCCTCTTCCACTTGTTTACAAGTGCCTTCTTTACATCATCCACATTCTTCTTGAAAGGGATACCCATCTTGTTACCACCAGACATCTTACCTAGGCGAATAGTCATCTCACGGACATCGTTGTTGAGGGATGGCTTGTATCGGTCCATCCACTTCTTACCGTAAAGCTTCACTATATCCTTTCGGATGGAGTTATCATCTAGACCCCTCTTTTTCATAACCTGATTAGTTCTGACCACCTTCTTTTCTTGAGCCTTTTGCTGCCTCACAACCTTCTTTGCGGGTGGAGTCTTTGGCTTTGGTTTGGGAGCAATCATATCGTTACGCGCCTTTTCAATCTTTTTACAGAGAGTAGCCTTGGTTTCCTTCTCGTCAAGTTGTATCCTGAGAATCTTGGCAACCCTAAGAAGTTCAGTCTTATCGTAGTTCATACACTTGGACTTTCCAACCTTAAAGTTCTTGTTGGATCCAGAGAGTTTAACATTCTTTTTCTTGTTTGTATTTCTGAATGTCGCACTATTTTTGTTGAGAACCGCGTTAATCTTCTTACAGAGATCTTCCTTTTTTGTACTCTTAGTGATACCTACAACACCCAATTTTTTAGCGAAATCCACAAGTTCATCCTTAGAAAAGCGCATACACTGAACACCGTTAATCTGAATATTGAGAACTGGATCACGCTTCTTCTTAACAGGAAGGCGAGGTCCTGTTTTCTTCTTAGGACCCCTCTTTTTGGGTGCAGCCCTGGCACCCTTGGTGAGCTGCTTAGGGACTTCTCCAGTAACTTCAACATCACCATTTGTGTTCATAATCTTAATGAGTTCTATGGCATCGTTGTAAGCTACGAGCATATCAGCTGGGGCTGCCGAACCGGAAATTTGGACATTCCCCGTTTGAGCAAAGTTATACTTGTGTCCCTTGTAATTGACGTACATAAAGGGAGACAGCTCGGGTTCGTAGCTCAACTTGGTAACACCCGAGGAAGCATACATTCTCGCCTTGCCCGCAATTAAAGAAAAACCCTTAAAGTTACCATTAATCCTAAATTGACCACTGAGATTGTTATACTCAAATGGGTTGTACAGATAAGCTTCCTTCTCAGTATAGGTGTTAACTATGTAACGCCTAATGAGTTCCGGTTGATTGGCTATATTAGTACCGATAAAGCCGCCGGAGAAGCGAATCTTACCATTCTTGTAGATGTTTACGGTGCCACCCTTAGATTCGGTGTCATTGGAAATGACAACCTTTATCTGGACTGTAAAGAAACTCTTATTGATATTACCCTTCTTCCCATATTCGCGTGTGTGAGAGAACCCCTCCTGCATCGCACCAAATCTACCTATAATTTGAGTAGTATCCAGATAAAGACCCTCACCAATAGAGGTTCTTGGTTGAGGAACCTTCATAAGTATCTTCTTTAGGTCAATGAGATTACCTTGTTGAGGGAACTCCTTATTCACTGTAGCATTGAACATACCCGGATTTAACTTACTGAACTTTAGTTCAATGTTTCTAGGAACTGGAAATCTCCCCGCGATGTTCGTGGAAGGAGTTGGAAGAGGTGGTTCAAACTCCCTGAGTATGTTGTTTATCATTTTTTTGTTTTCATTTGGAAGATTGTTATAGTTGGGAGAATTGATAGCGTCTGAAAACTCGTTGTAGTTCGCATTACTCATCATGTTCTTTTCAAGGCGGTTTGGGAACTCTTGCCTTTTTAGCATATTAGCCTCAAGCTCTCTAGCGAAGTTGTTGTTTGACGCAACCGAACTTGGAGTACTAGTCGGGCGTAGCTCTACACCTGACTGTTTCACAAACTCTTTGAGCTGCTGACTCATTATTACTATTTAGTAGTATTTTTTTTAGTAGTCCTCTGTGAAACCCAAACTCTCATCAACCACATCTAGACCGTAGATCACAGGTTGGTTTGGATATGTACGTCCGTTATAGGTCACTACTTCTTCCCTGACTTCAATGTCTCTAGAACTGAAAGGTCCAGCGTAAAAGTCTTGAGTAAACTTGTGCCTACCCAAGTTGTTTGCCTGACAGTGCTGATTGAACACCTGTATAAATAGCTTCTGTGGCACGAACAGATCCCTGTCATACTTGATGAGGGTACTCTCCAGGAAGTTGTGGAGGGAGCTCGCCACCATCGCAACTTGCTTCTGAATCTTCTTGAAGTACTCTGGTACCACATTCCAGATATCCTTATCCCTGTACCTGTTAGAATACTCTAAATAGGCTCTCACACATTTGAGAAGAATAATGGGTAGTTCTCCGTTCAACTTCTCGTCTAGTTGGGGGTCCGCCTCCCGTACCTGTTTGGAGAAATTCCATGTGAGGATACGACGGAGCACCGAACCAGAGTTATCCTTCCAGTTAGGAACCTCGTTACCACCCAAAACTCCTGGAACGTTCCACTCAATGGATACCGCAGTCTTATTCTTAACAGCGACGGAGACATCTTCTCCTGAAACCATAGACTGGAACTCTGCTTGTTCAAGGGCGAGATCACCCTTCACCTCTGGTGCGATGAACATGAAAGAGTCTTTGATTGCGGAGAGGCCAAACTTCTTTTCAATGTTGTTTGAGAGGGTTCCAACATCTTCATTCTCATAGAACTTCTTGAAAACCTTGGTAATTAGGGTAGACTTACCTGATCGCGCGATACCCTTGAAGAATGGAATCACCTGCCAGGCATCCATATCACCGACATCGTAGCAGAGACGACCACCCATCACATAGGCCCAATCACAAACATCCTTATCGAATTGTTGATATTTGAGAACGGAATCAAAAAAAGGTGTCGGGATATCTTGCCATTTCTCAACGTGAGAAAAATCGTCAAACTGCTGATCAAAGTACTTACAGGCGATGATAGTCGGGTCTAGACACCTAAACTCCTTACTCTCATATGGGTAGAAACAACAGTCATAGACTCCGCGATCAGGGATCCACTCTTTCCCAACAAATACTCCATTCCTGAAACTCCACACGTGTCTACGCTTCGTAATCTCAGGAAACTGTGCATCTACACACTTACTCATATTGTCAACGACATCCCTATAGACATTACCTCTACTCGTGAAGTTCTTCCACATCGTAAAGTCATCATCCTTTTGAGAGAGAGAATAGACAAACTGTTCAATCGTAAACTTGGGTTTCCAGGCGCGTGTCCTGTGTCCCTCGATAGTCTTAATTTCTTCACAACACTGCCCCTTGTAACGTCTGTAGCCAGTTTTATACGTTTGATCCAGGGAGTAGAGGAGGCACTTTTGGAATGGAGTGGAACTTTCAACCTCATCTTCATCCATGGTGGAAGGATCACCGGAAGTACTAAACTGTGGGAGGGCAGTAGGGTTGTCTACACGCTCAAAAGATGTATAGTGACGACGAATATTCTCATAGCCATCGCTCAATTGCTTCAGGATATTGTTAATTCGTCTGACGATCGTCATCCCATCATCATTTGGTTCCTTCTTATGGATCTTTAGGTCTCTACTGTGATTCTTGAGGTTGATGAGATACGTTCTCTGTTTGTCACGAATACCCTTAATAGCCAGGATGTCAATCTGGCTAGGAATGGGGTTACCAGTCTCATCGAAGTTATCAGGGTGTACAAATTGACGATATCCCAATTCACGAGCATTTCTAAAGTCGTTGGTCTTCAGGGACCAAGCATGTTCAAATTTATCAATGACGGTGTGTACCTGATCATCTTTCATCGATTGGATATGTTCTTTCTGAAGTTCCACTAGAGCTTCATATTTATTTGGATCCTTATCGATGAAATGGGTATGCTCCATTCTAATTTATTACACTACGTTTTTTGTTTCTAAGCCGATTTTGGGGGTTGCATTTTCGAGAGCATTTTAATTAGGATTTTGTTTTGGGTTTCCAACTGGTAACAGAGATTGACCAGGGCCGAACAGATCGTGTCCCCATCGGGGGTGGCCAGGAGGGAGGTCATGAGACCCGCGAGATCCATGTTATCCTCGTCCTCATCCTCATTGATTTCAAAATCATCATCCTCGTCTGTGAGGTCAATCTCTTCCTCTGAGACAATCTCACCCTCCTCAATTTCTTCAATAGGTTCTTCCTCTTCAGGGCGTGACGACATTTTAACCTAGACTGAGAAATTTCGAGATCCAGATTTTCGCACTTGGTGCGATTTCAGCCAGAAAAAAAATGTTGCTGTATAGTACAAATACTCTCAAAATGGCCGGTGGTCTTATGCAACTCGTCGCTTACGGTGCCCAGGATGTCTACCTGACTGGCAACCCCAAGGTTACTTTCTTCCAGGCGGTTTACAAGCGCCACACCAACTTCGCGATGGAGAACATCGAGCAGACCGTCAACGGTACCGCCGCCAACTCCGGCCGCGTGTCCGTGACTGTCGCGCGCAACGGTGATCTCGTCGGTGACATGTACCTCGAACTCGAGTCCGACGCGACTTCGTCCAACACCTTCGCCGGTGCCCCCTCTTGCTGGGTCGCCGAGCGTGCCATCGCCTCCGCGGAGCTTTCCATCGGTGGTCAGCGCATCGATAAGCACTACCAGCGCTGGTGGCGTTTGTACTCCGAGCTTTACCTGGATGAGTCCAAGAAGGCTAACTGGGGTAAGATGACCACTGCTGAGGATGGCAAGGTTGTGTACCTCCCCCTCATCTTCTTCTTCAACCGCAACCCCGGTCTCTACCTGCCCCTCATTGCCCTCCAGTACCACGAGGTCCGCATTGATTTCGATCTCGCGTCGGACATGGAGACCTACCTCAACAAGAACGTGTTCAAGGTGTGGGCCAACTACGTCTACCTTGACACCGAGGAGCGCCGCCGCTTCGCCCAGAAGGGCCACGAGTACCTGATCGAGCAGGTGCAGCACACTGGTTCGGACACCGTCACCGCGGGCCAGACCTCCAACAAGCGCCTGTCGTACAACCACCCCGTCAAGGAGCTCGTGTGGTGCTTCAACGACCCCGCGACCGCCAACGCCGCGACCGCTCTGTGGAACTTCACCACGGAGCCCGGTACCTCCGGTATTGTCCTCGAGGCTGACCCCGCGTCCGCCCTTGGCTCCAACTCCTACGTGTCCATCGGCCAGGGTACCGGTGTTCCCCTCCTCCGCTCCGGTGTCAGCGGCTGGTCCGACATCAAGTTCCGTGAGGAGACTGTCGGTCCCCTCACCGACTTCAAGCTCATCCTCAACGGTCAGGACCGCTTCAAGGCCCAGAAGGGTAAGTACTTCAACCAGGTCCAGGCCTACAACCACCACTCCGGTAACCCTTACCCCGGTGTGTACTCGTACTCCTTCGCGCTCAAGCCCGAGGAGCACCAGCCTACCGGCACTTGCAACTTCTC